TTCTCAAGGGCAGAGACGCGCGCGGGGTTGTTGTGCAACTTTTTGTTCTCAATCCATTGCGTGTAAAGGTTTATGTGCAGCCAGACGGCGATCCGTTTTATCAATTACAAGGTGATGATCTTGTAGGATTGTTTGAGAGTGAAATCAATGTGCCTGCGTCTGAGATTATTCATGATCGTTACAATCCATTGTATCATCCGCTCTGCGGTATTCCGCCATTGGCAGCTTGTGCATTGGCCGGTGCTTTGGGCATTAGCATTCAGCGTAATTCAGCAAACTTCTTTCAAAACGCTTCAGTGCCGGGAGGAATCATAACAGCTCCGCACGTCATCGATAAGGATACTGCAGAGCGTTTGAAGAATCACTGGGAGACAAATTACACCGGAGACAAACGTGGCCGTGTCGCTGTTCTTGGCGATGGTCTTAAATTTGAAGTGATGCGCGAGACAGCAGTTGATGCACAGCTGGCTGAACAATTGAAGTTGAGCGCAGAGCTTGTGTGCATGGCATTTGGGGTGCCGCCATATATGATTGGTGCTGGTGAGCCTCCAAATTTCAATAACATTGAAGCTCTTAACCAGCAGTATTTTTCTCAGTGTCTTCAGATATTGATTGAGTCAATTGAGATCCTGCTTGATGAAGGTTTGAAGCTGGAGAATGCAGGCAGAGCTCTCGGCACTGAATTTTGTGTGACAGATTTGTTGCGTATGGACACTGCGACCAAGGTCAAGTCTTGGAGTGATTTGGTCAAGGGCGGAATAGCTTCTCCCAATGAGGCGAGAGCTGCATTTGATATGTTGCCAGTCACTGGCGGTGAGTCGCCGATGCTGCAGCAGCAGAACTTTAGCCTTGCCGCTTTGGCCAAGAGAGATGCCAAGGACGATCCGTTTGAGAGTTCCGCTAAGGCTCCAGCGGCAATACCTGATGAGCCAAAGGTAGATGAAGATGTCGCAGCCAGAGCTATTGACGAGATCGCAACGCAATGGCTTTCAGACGCAAGACAACAACTTGCTCTTCCTCGCGTCTGATGCATTTTCCAAAGCTATGGGACGTGTGATCGCGGAAAAGGAACGCGAATGGAATAGCATTATTCAGGTTCGTGATTCAGAACATCGGGCTGTTGTTGCAGAACTTCGCTCCAAAATTATGGAGTTGGAAAATGAGGTTCGTGGCTTTGTCAATGAGCAACGTGGTAAGGTTGATGCAGCTATATCAGCAATCAAAAACGGTGAGCCAGGACCGAAAGGAGAACCCGGTGAAAAAGGCGAGCAAGGGTCGCAGGGCGAAAAAGGACCACAAGGAGAACCGGGCGAACAGGGTCCGGAAGGGCAGAAGGGCGAACGTGGAGAACCGGGCGCACAGGGCGATCCTGGAAAGTCCGGTGAAAAAGGCGAGCGCGGCGAACCAGGCTTGAAGGGAGACCCTGGCGAGATCGGACAGCCTGGGCCACAGGGCCAAGCCGGAAGGGACGGGTTGCCTGGAGTACCAGGTTCACAGGGCGAACGCGGGATTGATGGCAAGGATGGCCGAGATGGCAAGGATGGAATTGATGGCCTGGGCTTTGATAATTGGCTGGTTGAGTATGATAACCAACGAACATTCACTTTCAAGTGCGGATCAGGAGACCGATTGAAGCAGTTTGCTTTTGATGTTCCGTTCCTGCTTGATCGAGGCGTCTGGCGAGCTGGAGTTTATTCTCAGGGTGATTGTGTTTCGTACAATGGCTCTATCTTTATTGCCCAGAAGGAAACTTCTGCCATTCCAAAAATCAATCCTGCAGATTGGCGGCTCGCTGTGAAGCATGGCCGTGATGGAAAAGACGGCAAGGATGGAGCGCCAGGCCCGCAAGGCCCACAGGGCAGACAAGGTCAGGACGCAACACAGCTCGGTCCCAATGGAGGTAAGTGGTGAGTCTTAAGCTTATCACAGGACCATCGGTTGAGCCGATTTCACTCTCTGAGACCAAATTGCATTTACATGTTGATCTTAATGATGATGATCTTTGGATCACCTCTGCTATTGTTGCTTGTAGAATTTACGCTGAGAAATTTATGGGCCGAGCTCTTGTGACTCAAACGTGGGAGTTGGGGCTTGATGGATTTCCAACTGCCGAGATTGAAATTCCACTGCCACCGTTGTTGTCTGTAGTTAGTGTGAAGTACGATGATGGCAATGGCATTGAGCAGACAATGGATCCGTCTTTGTATCGCGTTGATAGCGCCTCTCAACCAGCTCGTCTTTCGTTCGTATCAAGCTGGCCTAACACACAGAGCAATAAGTTGGGATCAGTGCGAGTCAGATTCATAGCAGGCTATCCAACACCTTTAGATTCACCAGACAATTTGATTGCGAATATTCCGCAGTCGATTAAGAACGCGATCTTGCTTCATGTTGGCATGCTTTACGCTAACACAGAAAATGTTATCGTTGGAACAAATGTGATGGTGCTTCCATGGGCCGGAGCGGACGTGTTATTTCGGCAGTACCGAGTGGAAGTCAGCATGGCATGATAAACACAGCCTACAGTCTTGGCAAAGAAAATTATCCTTGGTGGCCGGATTGGAAGGACGAGTGCGTCGCAATTCTTGCCTCTGGTGGCTCAGCTAAGAAGGTCGGCATCGAAAAGCTCAGAGATCGCATACATGTTGTAACGATCAAGCAGACAGTCGAGCTTTGCAAGGATTGGGCCGAGGCTGTTTATGGATGTGATGATCCTTGGTGGGTTGCCCGCGAGGGACTTCCTGAATTTAAAGGTCTCAAATTTTCTTATGGCCCTGTGGCGACAACTCGTTTTAAGAACATTCACAGAGTCACGATCGCCAGCGGTGATGACTTGATGATTGAGCAGCCGCTTGTTGTTGGCAATGGTGGCAACTCAGGTTTCCAGATGTTGAATTTAGTTGCTCAATTTGGAGTTAAAGGGATCATCTTGGTCGGTTTTGATATGAATAATGTTGGTGGCATTCACTGGTATGGCCGAAACACTTTTAACGGAATGAACAATCCTGCCGAGAGTAATTATCAGCGATGGATACAGGGGTTTGAAGCCATCAAGAAAAAAGTTAAGGCTTTGGATATTGATGTGGTGAATGTTTCTCCCACCAGCAGCTTGAATGCGTTTCGTAAATCCACTATTGAAGACGCTCTTAAGGACTGGGGACTATGAGTTTTAATTCACCACCAATGTCGATCTGGATTGGTTACGATCCTCGGCCAACACAGGTTGCTGCATTTGCGATTGCAAAATATTCTATTCAGCGTTTTAATAGATTGATACCGATTGAAGGTATCGTGCTCGAAGATCTTAGAAAAGCAGGCTTGTATTACCGGCCTGAGAAATCTGTTGGTGAACAAAAATGGGATGTGATATCAGACGCTCCTGTTTCTACTGACTTTAGCATCTCAAGATTTCTCGTGCCAATTCTTGCCAAGCAGGGCTGGGCCTTGTTCTGTGATCCTGATACTTTGTTTCGGGCCAATGTTACCAAACTGTTCGATCTTGGAAGGCGCGAAAAAGCGGTCATGTGCGTCCAGCATAATTACGAGCAGGTTGAAGGGGTCAAGATGGACGGCAAAATACAGACTGCTTACCCAAGAAAAAATTGGTCGTCTGTGATGTTGTTCAATTGTGAACACCCTTCTAATAAGAAGTTGACTGTTGATCTTGTTAATACTGTTCCAGGCAGAGACCTTCATCGTTTTTGTTGGCTGGAAGATCACGAGATCGGCGAGCTTCCGCCTGAGTGGAATTATTGTCCAGGATTGAGCAAGCTTAATGGCAAATCACCTTCCGTCGTTCACTTTACCAGCGGACTCCCCAATGTCCCTGGCTATGAAAATCAAGAATACGCTGATGAATGGCAGCAATGCCTTCCTTGCGCCGTTGGAGCAAAGCAAATGGGGTGGGCCAGTGGCTGCTAATAGACAAGCAGCTGGATGGCGCTGGCAAGACTTGGCTGCAGGTGGAGGTTTGTTTGATGAAATTCATCCAACAAGAAGAGTCGCCGGGCTTCATGACATTCGCTTTGATGGTATCAGCGATCTTTTACTTCGTGCTCGCGGTTGTGCTGTTATTGATGTCGGGTGCAATCGTGGGCATGTTGCGTATGATTTTGCTATGAATGGCGCCAGATTAGTCCACGGCTGTGATATTCACGCTCCAAGCATTCAAGCTGCTAGGATATGGTTTTCAGAGCTTCCTCATATTGAAAGTCAATTTGAAGTTGTTAATTTGGAAGGAGGCGCAAATGCCATGAATGAAGCTTTTGGTGACCACGGTTATGATATTGTTTTATTTTTAGGAACGCTGCACAAGTTGAAAAGAGTTATGCAACCGCAGCCTCTCACTGATCTAGTTAGACATCTTGTCAAAAGAGCATTTCATTATTTTGTATGGAGTGGATATGCCGATGATCTTGCTTTTGTTGATTATTGCGCAAAAGAAGAAAGGTTTAAATTGATTCATAGATCTGAGCTGGCCATGCCAGACAGACCGGCAGCTATCTGGATAAGAATCTGATGGGACATGGCGACGACATCATAGCCACTAGCTTTGCACGGGGAGCTCACGATCGGGGCAGGCGCATTGCGTTTGGCGATGGACAAAGAATTATTTGGGGTCCGTTTTCGCGTGAGATTTTTAAAAACAATCCTAACATAGCACCTCCAGGGTGTGAGCGTGATCGGGATGTTCAATGGATCAAATATTACAAAGGTCATCGTGGCTACAACAGCAGCGGCGGTAATCGTTGGATATGGAATTATGATTTTAAAGTCAGGCCGGGTGAGATATATTTCAACAATTTAGAATTCTCTAATAGTCTCATTGGCATTATATCTAACATCGTTTTAATTGAACCCAATGTCCCAGATAAGCCTTGTGCGCCAAACAAGCAATGGCCAGTGGAGCGTTTTCGTTTTGTCGCTGAGAAGCTGTCTCGAGCCGGATATGAAGTTGTGCAGCCAGAATATGGTGGGCCTAATAAAGTTGCCACAGGCATTAAGACAAGAAGCTTCAGGGAGGGCATGTTGCTGTTGTCTCGAGCGAAGCTTGCCATTCTTCCTGAAGGAGGACTTCACCATGCTGCTGCCGCTATTGGTATACCAGCTATTGTCCTTTTTGGCGGCTTTGTTCCTCCTAGCGTCCTTGGGTATGATTTTCATACTAATCTCACTGGCGGTGTTGATGCGTGTGGGAGTTTTAATCGCTGTCAGCATTGCATCGATGCTATGGCGAGGATTAGTTGTGAGGAAGTCTTAACAGCATCGGAGAAGCGTTTGCCATGAATGTTGCGCGAAGAAAATTTGAACATCACATGCTTCAGGACATTGGAGAATTTGAACGCTTTTTGAGCTTTGTTAGGGGACAAAATGTCAGAAGTTTTTTGGAAATCGGATCAAAGAATGGCGGGACTTTTTGGCGTATCTCTAACTTGTTGCCAAAAGGCTCGAGAGTTGTATCGGTTGATTTACCACAGGGAGATACTTCGTTTAAGGATACGCAGAGCAATCTTGAGCAGTGCGTCTCCGCGCTCGCAGACCTTGGCTATGATGCATATTTGTTTCTCGGCGACAGCACAAATAGCGACATCATTGAGAAAGTAAAACAACTAGGACCATTTGATTTGTGCTTCATTGATGCGAACCACACAGAACCTTATGTTCGAAAGGACTGGAAGAATTACGGATCCATTTCTAACATTGTTGCGTTCCACGACATTGGTTGGATACCAAGGCCGGAGCCAAGTAAGAAGATGCCGATTGAAGTTCCGAAAGTCTGGAACGAGCTTAAACAAGAATTTGAGCATATGGAAATTAAGTTGTGTCCACGAGACAACGGGATAGGCGTGCTGTGGCGGAACAGACCGATCACTGGAATGCGCTAAGGCTTTATACTAAGTCAGGCCGAGACCGTCTGAGCTCAATGGCGGATGCTTTGTTTGATGTTGAACAGCATTCAATACCGGGGGATGTAGTTGAGTGTGGGGTTTGGCGTGGCGGCAACATCATGCTCGCTAGGATGCTTGCGCCAGAGCGTGTGTGCTGGCTCTTTGATACTTTTAATGGCATGACTGTACCAGATCCTGACTTGGATGTGAAACGCGGGGGTGAGCGAGCGATCGACCGGTACAATTTGAAATTGGCCGGTGGAACAAAATGGGATGCTGCTTCATTTGAAGAGGTGATTCAAGGCTTTCAGACTCTTGGTTTGTATGATTCTTCAAGGCTTAGATTTATCGGAGGCCCTGTTGAAGAAACTCTTCCTGGTGCATTTCTTACGGCTCCAGAGATGCTGCCTAATTTAATTTCTATTCTTAGGCTTGATATGGATTGGCATTTGCCAACCAAGATCGCTCTTGAATATTTGTATCCAAGAATTTCTTTGGGTGGATTTTTGATAGTTGATGATTATGGCCATTGGTTGGGTTGTCAAAAAGCTGTTGATGATTTTTTTGGTGATCATATGCCTTCTTTTAGAGATGTTGATTACAGCTGTCGAGTTTTCAGGAAGGGATAATTTATGCCGACTGATGAAGAAATAGAGGCAGCAGGGAGATCTTTGTTCGGGCCAAATTGGTTACAACATGCTGCTGACGTTTCTGATGCACTCAGAGCTGCTGATGTAGCTAAGAATTCAAGAGAAGATCAGGACATAGAAACTCAGGCTGCTCAATTGCTTGAAGCTCTTCAACAGGAACGTGGCCGAAATGATATCAGAGGAATCAATGCACGATGTGAGTTTATGATAAGAAGGTTATTGCGTGAGCGTCGAAGGTTGTTGGCGCTGATTGCTAACAGCCCGCCAGAGTTTTCTCCTCTTAACAGTCCACCGGATAGTCCTCTGTAATGTTAGCGATTTGCACATGGCTTTGGGGAAACAAGTACGGCACTCAGGACGTTTACAAGCTGAAGAGAGCTATTGATCGTAATATAGGGCAAGTGTATCGCTTCATAATGATCACTGAGGAAACCAGACCGATTTCTAAGCAGACTCTTTCAGGAGTTGAGCGATATCCAATAATCGATCTCAAGCTTTTGAGTACACCGGGATGCTTTGCTCGTTTGAGGATGTTTGATCCAAAGTGGCAAGCACAACTTAAGATTGATGACAGGCTGGTGTGTCTAGATCTTGATGTTGTGATCACTCGTAAGATTGACGCTTTGTTTAATAGACCTGAGAACTTTGTAATCTTGGCTGGTGCAAATTCAGTCAATCCTTGTCCGTTCAACGGCTCTGTGATGATGTTACGGCCAGGACATCACGAAGACGTTTTTTCTGATTGGACTTTTATGAAGTCTGTTGCCTTGCCTTATCACGATTTTCCAGATGATCAAGGTTGGATCGCGCACAAGATACCGAATGCTGCGACGTGGAAGGCTGGGACTGAGTCCGGCATATATGCATTCAAGAAACCGGGATGGCCTCATGGTCTCAACTTGCCATTGGATGCTAAGATGGTTGTTTTTCCAGGTAAGAGACAGCCAAGTCAATATATCGGTTTGAGTTGGGTTGAACAACATTGGGCGCAATAATGGACGCTTCCAAAGCTTGTCTTTTTATTCCACCAGGTCTTGCAGGCTTCAAGCAGAAGTTGTTCGGCAGGATTGGTTCTAAGGTTGGTCGTTACATTTTGCACGACCACAATAAGTTGGATGATTTGCCTGATGACATTATTCCTGTGGTGGGTTGCTCACCGCAACTCAAGCCGCTTATCGCTAAGTGGCGCAAGAACGGTCGCAAATGGATCTACTGGGATCGTGGTTATTGTCGCAGGGTGTTTGCGACAGATCTTCCGACAGGTGAGAATGGTGGAATGTATCGTTGGCACATCAATTCATTTCAAATGAGAGAAATTA